CCTATCCCAAGTGCGCTGCGAAGCTGAGCGACTGTTGGTGTTGTTGCTGCCATGTTGTCCTTTCTTAGAGTATAGGGGCGAAGGCTTCCAACGCCCCTATACAGTTATTTCCTTTAACGGAAGTTTATGCAACCTTCCATAGGTATGAACCAGCGGCAACCTTAGTTGCTACTGCACCGTAACCGTAATATGCAACAGAAATTTGACCTGAAGCAATTACATTGGTTTCTAAACGGTACTTGGTTGACTCGTACCATGTGTATGACTCAGGGTTGATAACAATAATTGTGTTATCGCCTATTCCTGAACCGTCAGTTAATGCTGTTGAAACACGAAGGTTCAATCCGCCAATGTTGCCTCGGATATTTGTAGGTGTTAGATTACCTGAAGCATTTTGTGGGTTAATTGTCTGAGTAAATACAGCTCTGTTTGAACCGTCTACTAGACCCATTAAAGCACCCCATTGCTCAGGTGATACTACGATATTTTGACCAAAGCCAAGTGTTCCCTTGTAAATGGAAACTGCTGCGTCTGAAATAAAGTCTTGGATATTAGCTGCTGACATTGTGCGGTTTCCGCCGTCAGTTCCACCATTGATTAAAGCTGTTCCAACTGCGACATCAGTTGCTTTTGCGTAAGCAAACTCCATTTGACGGACTAGCTCTGCAAAAAATGCTGGTGATGAGCGATCTAACAATTCGACAGAAAATTGCTGTTGACCTGCATATTTCTTAACATTTACTGTCAGGAAAGAAACATTTTGGTCTGTGTTAGAAGGTGCTGCGCCTTCAGCTGTTTCTGCAACTGTTGGTGCTTGTGTCAATTTAGGAATTTCAAAAGACATTCCAGCATCAGGGAGAGCAGCCGTCGAAATCGAATCAATAAACGGTCTGTCAGCATTTGACAATGGGTTGATAAGTTCAGTCAACTGACGAGTTGGGATTAAACCTGCGTTGTCAGTTGTATCTGCTGCTGCTGCAATGTATTGGCGAGCTGCGTCATCGTTTAAGTATTGCGCACGCAGAGTGTTTTCTAGAAACTTCTCTTTTGTGAACTCTAAGCGAGGCTTAGTGTAAATAGGTGCTGCTACTGTTGGACGAGCAGAGGCTTCAACCGCAGGGGTCTCTGTTACCTCAGTCGCAACAGATTCAGGTGTTGTGTTTTCCACAATTTCCTCATTTTCTGTTTTGGTTTCGGTTGTAACTTCTGCGTCTTGTGACGCAGCAACACTTAGCACCTCTGCTGACTTAAAAGCCGCAGCTTGTACAAGTGAAACTTCAAGTAGGCGTGCTGCACTTACACGATACACGCCATTGCTATTCTTTCCCTTAATAACTTCAACACCAACTGAAAGACCGCTGCGCAGGTTTTCCGACGCTTCAATTAGGCTATCTGTTCCTCGTGTGGTGTTGGAGACTTTGAACTCTGCATAAATACCTGAACCGTCTTCAGATACATTTTTCATGCGTCCAATAGGTTGCTTGGCGTCATGCTCTAATAAAAGTTTAATTTGTTTTGGGTCGTCAATTTGAATAGACCCTTTTTCAAATATGACTGAGCCGACTGAAGTCTGACCGATTTCGTTCTCAAACGGTACGATCTTGCCAGCGATAATGCGGCGGGATTCTGACGCTTCTAGGTCAGCTGTAAAGTTAATTATTTCCATTTGGGCTTAATTCTTCCATTTCTCTAGCTTGTTCTACGGTAATTAGTTCTAGTTGTAACATTTTTTCAATTACTGCTAATCGCTCTAATGGGTTGGCTCGTAAAAATCCTGAGTCCATGTCGAACGCTACAAATTGTGTTTGTGGTGTTAAGTCGTCCATGCTGAGTCGCGACTCCACGCAAGAAATGTAAGGTTGCAGGGATAGCGAAACGAACTGACGCCTTTCGTCTTGAACATTGGCGTATGTCATGCTGTTGTTTTGATCTGCTGAAATGTAGTAAGCAGGTACATTGCACAAACGGGCAATTTGAGTAGCCATGTATTGTTGTGCTTCGTTGTACATCATATCTTTAGGACTAAATGAAGTTGGTTGATATTCCAAGGTTGAAGTTAGGTAAGCAGTTGACCGCTCAGCTCGTGATCGCTTCCATGCTGCTAATAAACCTGAAACTTCGGCGGCTGGCAGATCAGCACCGTTATTTTTTAAGATACCTGAAGGAACTGGCGTTGCTGCTGCTGTTGCTGAGGCTTTTTCTAAATCAATGGCAGCTCTTAAAATTCTTGCGCCTGCGTGAAGGATACCGTCAATAGGTGATTGGAAAGTTACAAGTGAGCCAACACCTGACATTGGACGCTCACGCCCGTCTACTGTGTAGAAGTCTACAAAAGTGTTTAGTTTATTAAGTTGAACTTGTACTCGTGTGTTATTTACAAAATCAAATCTTGCTGGACGGTTGTCATCTTGATAAACCTCGGTTACCTCTAAATAGGCTGTACCGTAAAATAATAATGCGTCAACCAATGCAGTAAGAATAACTGAGTTAGGTGCTGACTTAGATAATTGGTGTACCCAAGGTAAGTTAGGCAATTCCTCTTTAGTTGCTTTACTAAATGTACATAATTCCATTACACCGATTGTTGTAGCTATTAAATTTCGGCAACGCATAACGCTTGGCACGCTAATTGCTTCATCACGACCTACTGATTGAAACGGTGTGAACTGTGCGTAATAATTAAAAGGGTCTGCTACTACTGGTGGGGCAAGTTGCGCCTTAATTGTTGATTTATCCTCTAGACCAATTAAGTTGCGGAAAAATCCCATAGGTGAAGTATATCACATAACCTAGACATAAATCTGTGGAACTGATATTGGTTTTGACAACATGTGGACGCACATTGCAGTAGCAATAGCTGATTGGACATCTCCACTTGATTTGCGTCTTACGATTCGCCAACCTGCGTCATTAGTTTTCATTGCTGCGTTATTCATTGACGCTACCCACTCAGGTTGACCTTGGTGAACTAGACGGAGGTTGCTGAGGGCGTCAGCTAGTTCACCACAGGCTTGGTAGAATGATTGACCCGAGATATCTACCAATTTATGCCCTGATTGAATAAGTCTTTGGGCAATGCTAGCAGTAGCATATTTGTCATACCCAATACTGACAGGTCGGTATTTCATAGCCCACTCATTTATTTGGCTAGCCATTTTTATTTCATCAATAGCAACCTCGCTGGTATAGGTCTCAATGACGCCAACACCTATTTTGCCTTCAGGGGTTATCTGCGCCCCTACTAATGCACCTGATCGCTTACTTGGGCTAACATCAAAGGCAAGGACTGTCATAGTGCCGATAGGCAATATAAGGTCACTATTTGAACATGCTTCTATTGAGCCAAATGTCCAAGGACTGACTTGGCTATCTATCCAAATACACAAAGTCTCAGTCAATGTAGCTTCAATGCTGTTAGTCGAGATTGATTCCTCGATTGCTTCTAAAGTCATTGTATGACTAATGGCAGGGTTAGCCATAACCCAATACTTTCTATTGTGTATGTCTTGTCTCGCTTGCATAGGTGCTGAATACTCATAAAATCCAAATGTTTTACTTGGGTAGGACAATGCCCGTTCTCTCATGTCATTTAATACTGTGCTAAATGCGTCACCTGCGTTACTGGTCAAGATAGTCTGACTATTGGGTCTTGCCCTAGTCGTTGGTACAGCTGCCTTGAATGCTTCCTCGCTAATTTCTCGTAATTCGTCTATGTATAAAAGATCAGCTGTCTTACCACGAGAGCCGTCTCGGGTCGCAGCCACAATTTCATATCTTGCACCGTTAAGCAATGTGATTGATTCTTGACCATTGGCGTATCTGATCTGTCTAACCTGTGCTTTTAAGAAAGGGTTATCCTCAATAGTGTTGGCAACCTGCCTAAATGTATCTAATGCCATATTGCGATTAGAGGACATTGCCAATATGTTCTTTTCGCCAAATAAGAACAAGCCTGCAAGGATTCGCATACGGGCAAGGTGTGTTTTGCCATTTTGACGAGCTACAAGCAATAATGAGGTTTTGCGGACAAACATACCGTCCTTGTCTACCTTCAACATATCCTCTAGCACGAAACGCTGCCAAGGTAGCAATGGCATACCAATTTTGTTCGCTAAATCTGCAACTTCGTCAATTCTTGACGCACCTTTGAGTAGAGGTGTGCAAATGCGAGGCTTTACAGCCCCTATAAGCGGTTTTGACCTAGCCCCTCGAACCTTTTGACCCTTAACAGGCTCAACGGGGCTTATATCGGCTGTCATTGGC